TAAGGTCATAGGGGGATATGGGTATATATGTATATGAGGTACCCTGTCCAGCACTCCCCCTCCCTTTAATAATGCGGTTCTTGTTGATAGTGTCCACTAACTAGGAGCCACTCACCTAATTAAGGTGATTCTCTTTATTGTCTAAATCAATCGTCTCGAACCAAGAGTCTTTCATTGAAACCTCAAGCTTCTGAGAACTATCAATCATTTGGTAGTATTTCATGAGGAGCTCTAAGGCTTTGACACGAGAGCCTGCAGTATGACCTGATACATCGCCTAAGGCTTCTTCTTTGAGCCTCTCTATGATGCTGTCATGGTCTCTGAGGTTACGTTCTTTTGATTCAGATAACTCTTTTGCAAGCATTTCAGAAACTTCATCATCGTTCATCAATCTGTACCCCTGATTATAAGAACTCTTCTCTGAATACCCACACCTTTTTGCGGCTTCAGTAGCGTTCTTTGTCACTAAGAAATGCTGTACAAATTCCTCTTTCCTTTGTCTCATTGTTTTATCTTTAATTGCCATAATTAATCCTTGTTATGTTTAGCTATAAGTTTACACCATTTGACCAAATCTTTTAACTCCATCGTGTACTTCATCATGTTCACAGACAGACAAACCAGAGCTATGTTTTCTTTCACATATCCAAGATCATTGTTCACCCTATCTATTGATATGTTGGTTAGATGATATCCTTCACCGTCTTTTATGTTTGTCATCTCTACACCAGAGTATGCACATATTCCTTTCTGCTGATCATAGAGTTCATGTAGGTCTTCCTTTGTTACTGTAAAGTCGTGTGTCTCTTTCCTTCTATATGCTAGTCCGTGATATAGGTTGTTTATGTAAGAATACGGGCAGTTGCTCATTCTTTTTCTTTTCCCCGCTTGACGGCAGGAGCGACATTGTCTGGCTCTATATCCTTTAGTTATTTCGAAGCGGGTTATGTCCTTGCGTATGTTGCAAGTTCTACATACTCTGGACTTATGACCAGTCGTATGGAGTTGAGTCTTTGATTTCGATATCGAAGCTTTCGACACCCTGTAAGACCTCTCTGAATTTAGCCATTGCATTCTTGCTTGCAGATACTGCTGGCTTGCCAGCCATCAATGATGATCCTACAAGTAGACAGCCATGACTATCTTTCTCTGGAAAGTTTCCTACATGGAATAGGATATAGGTTCTGTTTGGTACCTCTGTGATCTCAAAGGTTTGACCGAATCTTTTGCTTGTGTATGCCTTACAAGTATATGTGCCATTTGGTATGCAGCTGACCTCTTTTTTATTTCCCCGCCAAGGACGCTCCGCGATCCAAAATACATGATCTTTTACTGTAAGTTTGCCAAGAGTGGCTTCAGGTAAATATGCAAATCTTTCTAAGACTGCATCGTATTCTTTTTGACCAAAAAACATATTAAAAAAATATTGAACTACCAGCCAATGCAACAACAATAGCCCAAGCAAATCTTTCGATCCACCCAATGTAGACATTGCCTTTTGATTGAGACTGCTCAAGACTTCTTAATCTAAACTCATGATCTTGTAGATCATCTTTCTGAGCGATCATTCTCTCTTCTAATCTGGGAAGAATAGACGTGAGCTTATGAACCTCCTCCATTTTCTTTTCGAGGTTATCAAGTCTCATCTCTAATGCTTTTAGCTCCATAATTCCTATAGGTTTATTACTTACAAAAGATACAGTAAACGCAGATGATTCTCAACAGCCCTAAAAATTAATTTCAATTATTTTCAGGTAAATGCTTGACACTACATATCGTACCCCTTATATTTGGAATCATTGTTTCAAAAGATTTCAAAAAAGGAGGGAATTATGGACACAATAAAACAAACATCTAACAACATCAGAATGACTACAGCTATGAAGTATGCAAACGATAAGCCTACACTTGCCAGCATTAATTTGATGTATGCATGGGCATATGGAAAGAAACCAGAAAGCGGTACAACATATGTTGGAATGCTAGAAGGAGTATTTGAATATTTAGATAACAAGCGTTGGGTTGCTATGAGCCCTGAACAGAAGTTTGCTCAATGGATAGATCATGCAAACGAGATCGTTGATTCTGGTCATGAGAAATACAAGCAAGAGCTAGACTCAGTGCTTGATCAGTACATTGGCAACAGTGGAGTTAGAAAGCATCCTATCTCTTGGAAAGCAACTGTAGGTAAACCTGTAAAGGTGCAAGGCTAACTGATGAGACCTGATTGGTCGAAACCATCTTTTTTCCCCGCGAATCGAGATGGTCTTAGTCAAACAAAATTAGGAGGGACTATGAAAGCATTAAACAAAAGAATAGAACAAGCAATAGCAACAAGAATGGAGCCTAAAGGATGGGGTGAGAACCCTGACGAACTAGTCAAAACAAACTCAGGTCAAATTCATGTCACACCAAAAGAACTGGACAAGATTATTAGAATGCAGAAATGTATTAGTGTTTGCGTTTACATTAAGACTGATGGATATACAAAAGAGTCTATCGATGAGGATAAGTATTATCCAAATGTCTTTACCAAATATTTGACCATAACCAAAAAACAAGCAAAAGAAATTGTAAAAGATATGATCAAAGATGCTGAAGAATATTCAAGCAAGGAAGACAAGCTTATCGAAATTAGATTATCTGCTTGGTGGTCAGATGATGGGAGTTTCTCGCTAAATTTCTAGGCTAACTGATGAGCTCTCAATGAGCGAAACTCCCTACGGGGAGTCTTAGTCAAACAAAATTAGGAGGGACTATGAAAAACTTAAATACTAAAACTGATGCCCAAGAATCTTGGGAAAGAGAAATGGTTATTGCTACTGAGATAATGGGCAAGGCTGAACAACAGGGAGCAGATGTTCTTGAATTTGGGGACACTAACTTCTTGAACTATGTTGAGCTCAAAAGATCATTTCATGAGCAAGCCATGGACATGGTCAAGTGGATCACCAAGGAACTATCCAAGGATCATGGTCTAGTTGAAGACTATGCTTACTTCATGGATAAGGGCTACACCATCAACAAACCAGATAGATGGGATTATAGATCAGCAGTCTTTGGTGATCTTAAAGAAGCTATCCAGAATAATGCTGAGTACGATGTTTATGAGATCGTGCAGAAGTGGGATATGTGGTATCACTCTTAGGCTAACTGATGAGCTCTCAATGAGCGAAACTGCCAGCAATGGCAGTCTTAGTCAAACAAACCAAAGGAGGGAATATGACTTACAAAGAAGAGATAGCAAAAAGGAATAGGGCTACCTATATTACTTTTGCTTTAATCATGGCAACACCAGTTGTCTTATCAATTTGGTTAGCAATAGCCTTAACTAACGGAGGGCAATAATGGATATTAATACTTTTGTAGAAAGATATAAGCCTATTGATAATCATCAATCAAATGATCACAGCTACTTCTCAGAAGATGATCAAGAGAAAGCTTTTGAGACTTATGGTGAAGAGCTTGATTTTGTTTTACAGCAAGACAATAGATATGTCTGGACTATCTTAGATGATGGCACTGTTCAGAATGGCTACTGGCTTGTCAATAGACTTGCTTATCTTGTATGTGAAAACAAGTGGGAGCTTGATAGAGGGCATATGGAATTTAGTTTATATGAGGAGGGTGACAATGGATAATTTCACAGCTGTAGGTATTGCAGAGGGATTCATCCCAGCTGATCATGAGGATCAAGTTAGAGAGGCATGGCAACACTTAGTTGACACTGGTCTGGCTTGGCAACTTCAAGGCTGGTTTGGTAGAACTGCAATTAATTTAATAGAACAAGGTTTAATAACACAAGGAGGTGAATAATGAGCCTACATAATCAGAACTCTAAATTTGTTTCTTACTTTCTAGATTTTTATCGTGATAGTGGAGATGACATAACACCCCTAGAGGCGTGTAAATATACAAAAATGTATAAAACAAATTTTCCTAATCTTTGGGGCGGTGGAGACAGCCTAGACAGAGAAAAGGTTTATGAATTATTTTTAATGGGTAGGGCAGATGCTATTACCAAAGAAGTCAAACAAATCAGGGAGGTGAAATAATGACAACAGAAAATTTACAAGAATTGCAAAAGCAATTCAAGA